GGGCAAATAGTTTTGACCGACTGGATTTAATAGAATTTTTTTTGAAAGAACAAATGATTCTTTCATCTCTGGTGTGTAAAAAAAAGAGTCTATATGGAAATAAGGCGATTTTATCTGCCAAAAATTCACTAATCTTAATAGTTTCATCCCGGCTTGAGAAAATGATTCTCTCATAGCTTGTATGGATCCTTTTTTCTTAAAAAGGGGCACCGCTTCTTTTATCTGCCTTCTCCATAAAGTAGGATCTGAACTCTTCAGCTTGAGATCTAAAGTATTTCCAAGATAACTTAAAAGTGATTCGCTTATTACATTTGCATCAAATAAATCCACTATCTGATTAGTTAAATCCTCTAAAAATGTAAAACCCTTTGCAACCGATTTATTAAAATTATCTAAAACGTCTGGCGTTCTATCCTCGTCCGCTATTAGTGTTTTAAACATTTCGGGTAGGTATCTATCTAGTAATTCCTCATATTTCCCCGGAATTGTCTGATGGCTAGGTATGCTTGTGTTTAATATCGTTGATCCGTTTAAGTAAAATCTCTCATGAATAGAAAGGGAAGATGCCCCAGCATAAGGGGTCCAGGTATAACATATGAAATAATCACCCTCTCTTTTTCCGGAGGGATTCCATGTATAATTAAAAAGTCCCTCTGAGCAATCATCTTTTACAATTAAAGATTTTTCTTGATCTGTTGAAAGCCAAGCAGGAAAAGTTTCACTTCCAACTATCTCAACTGGCGTTGCTTCTTTATAATAAAAAAAGTCGTTGCCGTTAGGCATTTTGTATTCATAGTTAATTATTATCTTATATGAACCTGGATCCTTATTCCAAGTTAAACTAATTTCTCCTGTGTCTAGGTTCACACTTCCGCAATTAACTTTAAATTCAGGAGAAATTCTACCTGTTCTTATATCTGTTAATATGAATCTATTTTTCTTATCTAATGTAAATGTGTTAACTATATTCAGATCCTTAAATATAGTTCCACTTAGAGTTCCGCTTATAATCGGGGAGTGCTCTGTCATAAACTTAATGACTTTTTCGCCCGACCCAACGCCAGATGTTATTGCTTTGTGAATTTCTCCTTGAATATAATCATGGTTATAGTAACTCTCAGCAGAATATTCTTTATTATCTGTGCTGGCGAAATCTCTTTCAATAAAATATATTTTTAGTGTATCTACTTTATAGGGATCTATTGTTTTATTATTGACATCTTTTGTGTTAAATGTAAATAATATTTCATCCGTCACAGAAGGATTTTGATCTATTGTTAATATCATGACTAATTGTTCTCATATGTAAAATTGATCTGTATTGATTCTGGGCGTATAATCTCGTTGAATTTTGGTGTAATTATACTGCTGTTCCCATCGTCTGTGGTAAAAGACACCTCGTATCTACTTGGGTCTTTGATATCAGATAGTTGTTTTATTATATCTATATCTCTTAATATTTTACCATAATCCCAATTTGAAATAAGGAAAAAGCTATTAATTCTTCTGTTTACTTTTTCTCTTACCTCGTCTTCGAATTTTCTATACAATCTGTCCATAAAGATATCCACACTAACAGCGGCGTTCAATACAGTTCCATCTCTTACACATACGTAATCTGTTATCATCTTTATTTGATCTATGTGACCCTTGAGTTCAGATTTTAGTTGGTCGCTAGCTAGCTCCAGATTACTTTCATCTTGTTTGGCTAGTATATATAAATCTACTATGTTTGCGGAGCACCCATAATTTCTTAGGACCGCTGTGGCCTTTCCAATCTGACCTTGATATGGACTAGTGAATTGCTCAGCAATTGTTTTATAGTCAGTGCCAGTTACGGCTCTATTTTGCGTTCTTAAGTATTGAGGGAGTTTCCTTCTTATATCCTCTATTGTATCTCCGTTGTATCCGTATTCTCCCTTTGTGTAATTATTAAATGTGACTGGAACACTAAGCTCATAACCAGTTGGATTAATAATAGTTTGAGTTTCAACAGATCCTGCAACTATATTTCCGATGGTTCCGCCGCCTGTTCTGTACACTACCTCAATCACAGAGCCGCCAGAGGGCACCAGGCCTGCCCTGTTGTTGCCGAATATAACGAAAGCCGAATAATTGGAATCAAACTCTACTCTGTACTCCCTTCTGGGTTGGCTATCTGTAAAATAGTCCACCTTATTCCAGGAAACTCCGTCCACATAAACTCTTATACTATCATATATTACCGATGGGTATGCCAAGCTTACTGTTTGATTTGGCGATCCGGTTCCATCTACTGTGTCTAATCTTGTTGTTCCTTCAAGGCCAACTACGCTTGCATTAACAAAGCCGCCTGCTGGAACCACTATGCTTTGATCAAATATTGGATTATTATTAGCATCTGCGGGGAATAATTCTATTCTTATTAGTTGGTCGCCCGATGTTGTTGTTATATCAAATGGAGATGGTATATTTAAATCAAAATTTAAAACATTATTTATTTTGGCTGTCCAAAGTGATCGGGAACAAATTGGCGGTTGAGGATTAAACCCTATTAATTTGCATAGTCTAAATGCATTCTCTACTTCTGTGACTGTGTCTATAAAGATTTCATTGGCAATTTGATCCATTTTAAAACTAAGAGTATCTGCAAGAAACGCCCAGTTTTCTATCAGCATAATTGCCACAGAAGATTCTACGAAATCATTAAATTCTGTGGGGAACTTTTGCCTTATATATTCCACAAGTCTGGTCTTCATGGACCAGAAATCCTGATTAGTATAATTTAAATTAAATATATTGGGTTTACTTATGTTCTGTGATTGAGCATACGGGGTTATATCAAATGGGCAATTATTCATATTATAATATAGTCTTAGGTTAAAGGAATTTGCAACCTTAATTCTTGAACTTCAGATATTTGATCTGGATCTACAAATATAATTTTTATGCTTAATATATTTTCTATATCCTCGTAAGTATCGTAAGAATTTAGGTCACTTCTAGATGCTTGGCTCGAAACTTCTATTTGATTTACTACTATTCTGGGTTCCCACTTCTCTATAGAAGATATTATCATATTCCTGGCCAATGTCTCCAGAGCAGTATCATTTTGTTCAAATATTAGTCTTTTAAGAGGCGTTCCAAAATCTGGCAGGAATACACGTTCTCCTGGATTGGTTAGCAATAAAACCAACAAGTCAGATTTTATCTGATTTACTCCGCTTTGAGTTCTAAAAAATCCATGAGGACCTTTGGTAATTGGATATGGTGATCCTAAAAATTTATTCATATTTGTAATTTCTAACTAGTTGGGCAGTTCACCAGTGGCTCTAGCATGAATATGCTCGCCGCCGGAGCCGACTTACTGGCGCTTGCAAAAACTCTATCGCTAAGTCTTACGCATCCGTTTACGTAAACTAATGCCGGACCCACACAAGGTGCAGGAGATCCATCCTCTGCGACACAGTCTTTACCTGCTAACAGGTATATATTTTCATCGGCTAAGAATAAATGAGATTTTTTAGTAACATTTATGTAATAATCTTCCGTAGACACGAGTTTTAATCTACTGACTATTTGGATATAATCTGATGGATTCTTTTCCTTGTCTCCCACTATATCTATCTTATCTTTACAGGTAGATATTATATATCTTCCTCCTGCTCTCAAGAATATCAACGATCTCTCGGGAGATTGGCTTTCCTGCATTCTTAAGAAATGAGGTCCACAATCATTCGTATATTGAGGAGCTTTTATTTGTATGTATTGTTGTTGAGTTTCTGGTTCCTGTATATTGGAATCACTCATCATTATTTCTAGTCCATAACCACTTCTAATTTTAACATACGCTTTTTTAGCCTTGGCTTCGGGTTTTCCGCCTTCTTTTCTACATGGAGAACATTGTTCGTTTGTATCATCACACATATCTATAGTGTGATTAGATGTGCTTTGTAGATGAATTCCTCTCTGACTACCGGCGATGTTGGGAGGACATCCAGGGCAGTTGGCACTTCCTACTGTATGATCATTTAATTCTATTTTATTTCCTGTAGCACTTTTTATTCTTATGTAATTATTTTCGGCTCTTAATTTTGAATTGTTCAGACCAGTTTTTTCAACATCGCTCATTTCTATTAAATGACCTGTGGCTGATTTCCAATATGATCTTCCTGCAAAATTATCATTGCATCCAAAATCGAATGGCTTTATTGATCGCTCCCACCCCAGAGTTCCTCCTGGTTCTTCTACGCTATCATCCATCACAAATGTATGTCCGCTTATGCTTGTGAATTGTATTCCTGTTTGAGGTAGATCGCATTTATTATTTTGGGGGGTGCCTGGACCTTTATATGGTCTGCATTCATTTTCGTGTTTGAAATATGGATTGTCGCCTGACTGACTATCTGGATACTTTGATGATGGATGCCCTGTGCTTGGATGTCCACCAATTACCTTGCTATTACTTTTTCTCCCAGAGCAACTTGTTTTTTCTTTGGGATTATATGAAAGAGCCCCAGCAGTATCTGTTTGAGCCTCTTCTCCATTTTGAAATCTTGAGATTGAACCATATATTTTTGCCGTATCGTCAGACGGACTTCCTTCATCTTGACCTTCTACGCAACTTACATCTCCTGGCTTGGCTCCACAACTTGGGTGTGCCCATTGCCCTGCATAATGAATATGATCATCTTTAAACATCATCCAATTTCCACAACTGGACATTATTTCCAATCTTTTCCATCTTCTATTACATTTTGGATCTCCATCCACCATTTTTACCATATGTTTTTCTGGTGTTTTAAATCCATAAATATTTGGATATGTTATTCTTTTTTGAGCCTCTGTATCGTTTGAAAAATCAACTATTGAATTTAGATCAAATCCGTTATAGCTCTCAGTATTCCATGGAGGTAAAACTTGTGACTCATCATTTCTACCGGCGAGATATCCTTTTCTATGACCCTTATGTATATCTTGGTATTCTTTGATATTACCTGTCCAAGAGTCTCTTCCTTGTCCTCTATCTCTATTCCATACTGTTCCGTGATAGTACGGGGATTCCCTATTTCCTCCTTCGAAAGAAACAACCACAGCCGACCCTGCCGGTGGAACCCAATTCAATCCGCAGTCATCAAATCCCCCCATGCTTGATATTGGCATTGCCCAAGGAAGCTCATCAACAGGAGTTTTTGGATTATGTAATAATGGACAAAAGAATCGTATTCTGTTCATTTTCCATATATCAATTGTCTCAACACAGAGTGCTATGTAAACACCAAATAAAGTCTCATCTTGCATGTGTATCTTCAATCCATCGTTCAATTCACTTTGAACAACGGATTTGGTTTCATATCTCATTGCACCAAATCGTTCTTCTATTGTTGCAAGTCTGAGTTCGATCGCTTTTAATTCTTTATCATTGACAAACATTGGTTGGTTATCCTTTATTTTCTATCACATCTATCTGGATCAGTCTCGGTACGGATACTGAAGGCTGGGCCATCGTCTCCTCCTCCTAATTTAGCATCGGGCTGCAACTCTGCTCCCGGTACCGCTAGGAATAACTTTAATGTAGTAGAAAATTGTCCTTCTCTTATTTGATGACTTATTCCATTTATTTGCCAATTTTTGTTGCTAAACACAGGATTGCATAATGGTTGAGATAACCAATCTATATTTGTTGCTCTTGTAATCGGATCTGACCCAGCTCGTTCATAATCATCTACTGTATTATACTTTTTTATATGAAAGGGATTAATTACAACAAGAGCCAAGGATTTGCCTTTCATTCCCACGGGAAAGCAATAGCTGGGATCTCCAAGTATTCTTAATTCTGCCTCAATACTGTTCAGTCCTTCCATGTGACTATTGGCTGCTTGATGTGCTGCATCGGCTGCCGCCGTTTCTTTGGCTTGATTACTTGGATCTCTATAGTGCATTTGAGACCCTCCAGGTGCTGAATTTGTACTTGTTCCGCCTTTTGCACGCTTATCATCGCAATTGGTATTTCCTTCCATTTTGGCATATTTGCCACTTACTGCTGATTGTGCGCCACCCGATTTAGAAGAAAATGCAAATTGCCAGTTAACACTAGGATTGAAACTCAGAACGGGACTAAGATCTCCTCCGTTTACTATATATGTTCCAATGTTCCTGTCTTCGCATTTTATACTCTTATCGCATAGATCTGGGCCAGGGTCTTCTTGTATTATTATGGTTCCCGCTACTTTAGGATCTTTTCCTTCATTTTTACCATCCCAATGCATTACCAATCCCTTGTTATTTGTTGTCGTTAAAGGAGCTATCCACCTCCTAACAGCGGCTAATTTATTTTGTTGATTGGTGGTCCAGACAGATTTTGGTCCATTACCATTATCATCTCCGTCTTTCCCTCCATTCCCATCTGAGATTTTGAATTTAAATTCACTTTTTCCATCTGCGCTTAAGAATTTTACTTTTAGTTGAGGGCCTGGTTCTTTTTTTTCAAATAAATCTTTTATAGCTTGTTTTAAATCAACTTTCTTTTGATCACTTCCTATAACGCATTCGACTCTTGCTTCGGCTATTCTTGTTTGTGCATCTGTTGCTTCTATTGTATATTTTATTTTACCTTGTTCGTAAGCTATTTTTGCACTTATTGGTATTAACCTTATCCATCCTCCATCTCCTCCGTGCAATGTAGATACTGATACCTTATCGAATCCCTTTGACA